GCTTGTGGTGATGGGAAGTTAGGCGATATGGCACATTGTGCTGTAAGCCAACGTATCAAAATAGGACTTGACATACGTGATGAGATGGATAAACTGTTCACTGTACAGAAAAAGACCAGTGACCATTTAAAGGACATCTGGAAGAAGACATCTGAACCTGCATGGAATGCCATGTACAAGAGGATGGAGAAGCAGAACGGTTATGTTCCTGCTTTAGACGAAGCACCTGTTCGAGTAAGAATTGAAAAGGATTGCCTAGTCTACACGTTACAGAGTGATGAAGCAGTACTAATGCAATACGCTTTATTGTTCTTTAACAAATGGGTGACACAACTTGGATGGGTATGGTGGAAAGACTATGCTTATGTAGGCGTTGCTCATGACGAGTTCACTATCGAAGTAAGGGATGACCTTGCTGAGAAGTGTAAAGAACTAGCTGAACGTGCTATCAATCACGCTAGTATCCACCTCGGCTTAGCTGTCGAACAAGTGGGTGAAGGGCAGATTGGTAATACGTGGCTAGACATTCATTAAATAGCTGACAGGTGCTTTACCTGAACTGTAAGGAAGTAATTATGTTTAACATTAACGAAGTAAAATCACAGAACAACAACGTCCGTAAAGATTACGGTCACATTGAGACAGGTACATACTTAGCACGTATCGTACAGGTAATTGGATTAGGTGTTCAGCCACGTCAACCCTACAAGGGTGAGGCTAAGCCACCAGCACCTTTCCTACGCATTACATTTGAACTACCTTTTGAAACCATTGACCGAGAGTTACAAGGCGGTGCGGTAGAAACACAGCCACGTTGGTTCTCAAAGGAATTTCCATTCTCAGGTGCAGAGTTATCGACTTGTTACAAGTGGATGAAGAAGCTAGACCCTAACAACGAGCTTGGTGGTGACTGGGCAAACGCATTAGGTAAAGAGTGTCAGGTGTTTATCACTGCTACACAAGGTAAGAAAGACCCATCTAAATACTACAACGATGTTCGTGACATCATGACAGTATCTAAAGGTATGACAGTGCCTGAGATATTTGATAAGTCTAAGATGGTATTGTTCTCCACTAGAAACGTTGACGCTACGACATTAGAGTACTTCAACAACATGCCTAAGTGGTTACAAGAGAAGATTACTACAGCTGTCGATTTCCCTAATAGCCCCTTGGATCAGGCAATTAAAGGTACAACGGTGGTCACTCCCCCACCTACTCCTGAACAGCCAGTCGTCACAGAGAATACCTCTACCTCTGCTGACGATGACCCTTGGGGTTAACTTTTCAGACGCCTTCGGGCGTCTTTTTCTTTATGGGAGATAAGCATGAATAAACCTAGCATAGCCCTAATTGATGGGGACTTATGGTGTTATGACATTCCTTTTGCTGCACAGAGTGGACTGGAAGAAGGACAGAATCCTTCCATAGACTACTGTATTACTGCCGCTGAACAACGTATGGAGAACATACTACAAGCTACAGGTTGTACGGATATAGAGTTCTACTTGACAGGTAAGGATAACTTTAGGAATAAAGTAGCAGTTAGTAGAGAGTACAAGGCAGGACGTAACAGTAAGCCAACACTGTACCAAGCAATGAGACAGTGGGTAGAGTTCAAGTGGAACGCAACCACTATCGACGGTATGGAAGCAGATGACCAGCTAGCTATACGTCAAACACAAGAAGGTGATAACAGTGTTATTGTCTCACGTGATAAAGACTTACGCATGGTTAAGGGTTGGCACTACGGCTACAAGTGTGGTTCTCAATCTGAGTTTGCACTACGTTGGATAGATGAGATGGGATACCTTGAGATGGTTAAGGCTAACGTCAAAGGTGGTGGTATGAAGTTCTTCTTTGCACAACTACTTATGGGCGACAAGACTGACAACATTGAAGGTGTTAAGGGTATTGGTGCTAAGAAGGCATACAAACTGATTGACCCACTGACAACCTATCAAGATATGTTCAACACTTGCTTAGAAATGTATGAAGATTTAACAGTCATGCTAGAGAATGCTGACCTTCTTTGGATGGTGACACACTTGAATGATGAAGATCAGCCTATCATGTTTTCAGAAACAGACTTTTGTAAGGAGTTAACAGCTAATGCCAAGAGTAGTAAGTAAGGTTAGAGCAGGTAACACGTGGACAGAGAGTAGGTACTGGACGTTTATACGCTCCGCACTCCGTCAAGCATGGAGTAAATACCCTGTTCGTTATCAAGTATTGAATGAAGCACGTAGACCATTCTCAGGTGACGACAAGCGCACCAAGTGGGAATACAAGTGTAAAGAATGTAACAAGTTTCACAAGGCTAAAGAAGTACAGGTAGACCATATCAAAAGTGCAGGTAGTTTGAAGTGCTATGAAGACCTACCTGATTTCGTAAGAAGACTTTTCTGTGAAGCTGATAATCTACAAGTGTTATGTAAACCTTGTCATCATGTTAAGACGCAGGAGGAGAGAAAGAAATGAAGATACTAGTCATACCTGACACGCAAGTGAGGGACGGTGTTAACCTAGACCATCTTGAAGCTTGTGGTAGGTACATTGTTGAAAAGAAACCTGATGTGATTGTACACATTGGGGATCATTGGGACATGCCAGCTGTATCAAGTTACAGTAAGAAGATGGAAGTTGAAGGGCAGCGTATTATCAAAGATATACAGAGTGGTATCGAAGGTATGCAACGCTTGATGAAACCTATCGAGGCTTACAATGCCAGACGTAAGCGTGATAAGAAGAAGCTGTACAAACCAGAGATGCACTTCTGTCTTGGCAATCACGAGGAAAGACTGAAGCGTTACATCTATGACAATCCTAGTTTGTCAGGTGTTATTGATTACCCAGAAGAATTTGGGCTAGAGATGTGGGGATGGAATGTTCATGAGTTCTTAAAGCCTGTAGAGATTGAAGGCATACAGTTTGCACACTACTTCTACAACCCTATGAGTGGTAGACCTTTAGGTGGCACAGCGCACAGTAAGCTACAGAAAGTTAAGACCTCGTTTGTTATGGGACACCAACAAGGACTTGACATTGCTACTGCTACAGGTAATGATGGCACTAAGTATTGGGGTATCGTTGCAGGTAGCTTCTATACACACCACGAAGGGTACATTGGCTACCAAGGTAATGACCACTGGCGTGGACTAGTTATGCTACACGATGTTAAGGATGGGGATTGCAGCCCTTGCATTGTAGGTATGGATTATTTAAATAATAAGTACGGTAAGAAAGATGATTAACAGACATTATAAATTCAGCAGAGGACTTCTATCTCATGAGGAAGTGGATAGAATGTTAGGTAAGATGGTAGTGATTCCATCAATTGCAAAAGCGATACGTAGGTATTTTGTAAATGGTACTCCTATGAAAGAACTTAACGTCAACAGCTCACTAATGATTTCGTACACAAGAGAGGCTTACGAACACTACCTAACTAGCAGTGTGGATGAACACCGTCAAAGGTTCTTATACACTCACGATTACAATCCTAGAATGAGAGGTGTATTATGATGTACTTTGTAGTGTGTGCTGATAAGACATACGAGGAGCATTATGCTTCAGATATTCATGCGGTAAAGTTAGAGGATGTATCTCAGTTGCATGGTCAACGAACTCCTATGGTTAAATACTTTAATGAAGACTTCCCTCTAGGGGACTACACAACTGAGATAGAACTAGAAGCCCTAGCTAAAGTAGGGTTCATCTATTTAGTGTATGCTGAGTGGTATGACAGTGAGTTCATTGAGGATAAATACTATCCGCAATCTGGAATTGTGAATTAAGTCTACAGAAAGTACACAAAAATGTATACAAAGTGTAGACTTAGTAAACACATTTATTGACACCAATATGTCAGGTAACACCACACTTATTGGCACTAATAATACTGGAGAAGATTGATGAATAAACTAATTGAGAAAGTAAAGCAATGGCACTACGACCGTAACCTAATTGAAGGGTCTACAGACCTAGCGCAGTTTAGTAAGTTGCAAGAGGAGGTGTTGGAGTTGCATGAGGCTTTGGTTTGTAATTTGTATATAGAAGATTACACGTTTGAAACCAAAGACGCAATAGGCGACATTATGGTGGTGTTAATTAACATTGCAGAACGTAACGGTTTAACACTAGAGCAATGCTTAGAACACACATACAATGACATTAAACACCACAAGGGCAAGATGGTTGATGGTGTCTTTGTGAAGGAGAAATAAATGAAAGACCAAACATATATTGAGAAAGTGAAGGTGTATAAAGTGGCTAACGGTCATGTTATACAGATTACTAAGGTGGGTGAATATGAGGAGCTCACTTTCGTATGCACACCTGAACATGCCTTAGGTGATATGATTACCTATGCAATAGCTAAATCAATAGAGGAGAAACACTAATGGCAGGAAGCGAATACTACGATGATGATGGTGGCTTTGGTTTTAGAAACTACACTAAGGCAGATATAAAAGCTCAAGCTAATGCTGAATGGGAAGCCTACGTAGATGGTAAGCTAGATAGCACACCAGTACATTATGACAACGACATCCAACCTTGGGACTACATGAAATCTACAATGTCTCCTGAAGCGTTTGAGGGCTTTCTAGCAGGTAATGTTATTAAGTATGTGTCACGTTATAAGAAGAAGAATGGGCGCGAGGATTTGCGTAAAGCCCAAACCTACATCACTAAGTTGCTGGAGTTGTAACATGCTAACCATTGAAGAGCTGAAAGAAGCACTAACAAAACTGGATGAGATAACTCTGTTGGAGGCTTTAGAAGTATCTTCTGAGGACTTAGTGGAGAACTTTGACTACATCATTGAAGAGAACTACTACAAGATACACGAGCTTGTTTTAGGGTACGGTTCAGAGGATGAGGAAGAGGAAGACTACGATGAAGATAATTATTAGGTTTGTCAATGGTTTAAGTTTTGGATTGTATCTTCAAGATTATGAGCCTATCCCTTGGCTTGTCGAGTATGAAGAAGAGATGGGGTATATAATGGCAGGGTTTAGTGGCTTGTGTGTCCATCTAGGATTTATACAGATACAGATGGGGAAGATAGAGATACCAGAAGAATAGGGGGCATTACACCCCCTTTCTTGTTAGTCTATTTCAGCAAGTTTAGAAATATCTTCCTTCATCTTCTTAGCGTTATAAGCTTCAGCTCCACCCATAAACCAATTAGCAGCTATATCTCCTGCAACAGGTATGGTTTTCGCAACAACTCTTTCCTTCTTGTATGGGTCGAGTATATTATCAGCACTAAACTCACTTTCCGTAGCCATTTTGTACCCTACCTCGGCAGCAGTCGCTATTGGTACAGGTGGTATAGCTAGTCCAACAACTGTTTCAACAATACCTTGACTGCCAAGTTTCTCTGCCTGATACTTACCGAACCCATATACACCTAGAAGCGTCCACATTAGGTCTGTTGGTAGGTCTTCAGGTTTAATATCAACATCCCTGCCACGCATCATATCTTTTAGCTTACCGATACCGTAGTTTGTTGCACTGAGATTTAGGGCTAGTATACCAGCCGTTTTCACAGCATCCTTCTTACTACCATTCTTCCACTCATTGTAAACATTCTTACGAACAACATCCCACATTTTCAGTGTGAATGATTTAAGCATGTATAGTATACGCAAGTCAGGGTTCTTCGCATAAGCTTCAGGCAACTCAGACATACTAATAGGTTGGAAGTCAGATAGTGTGGCGAAGGCATGTTCTTTAGTTAGAGGTGTTATCTTACCTCCAGCTAAGTCTTCTATTAACTGATCCATATCATCACCGTAGTACTTACCCCACTTCTTACGTATAGCTTCAGGCTTTTTACGAGCTTGTTTCTGTAGCATTTTAAAGCTAGAGTTAATAATAGTCTCTTTACCTAGTCTATCTACAGCTCTGAAGCCTGTTGAAGTAAGAACTCTGTTCAATAGGTTGGATGTTAGTGTAGGACTTGAAGCTAACTCTGTCATTATCTCATCATCAAGAGCTATATCTATAAGCTTAATCTTACTCTTGTTACCACCAGCTTCAAACAAGGCAGCTATCGTGTTCTTCCAGCCGTGCATAGCACCAGATATACCTAAGTCACCTGCCTGTGTAGCAGTACTAGTGAACTGACCTATTGTACCCATATACCCTATATCTTTAGCAATCTGATTCCACTTACTAGCAGACTGCCTACCACCTGTGAACCTAGCAGTAAGCATACTAGATAGATCATCTACCTGTTGACTACTGATATTATAACTACGAGCTAGTGCACCGATAGATGTATCTAAATTCTCTGTGCCAAACCTACCAAAGAACTTATTCATCTCTATATCATGTGAAGCCCCTGATATGTATTTGATTAAAGCCTCATCAGCGTCAGCGTAGTAGTTAGCATGTACGTCAGCGTCAATCTCTTTCATCACACGTTGCTTTAAGTTACTAGGTTTACCAGAAGCAATGATAGGGTCATAGTTCCTAAGAACTTGGTTAGCTATCTTGTCCTTCTCATACATAGTTACCTTAGCCAAACCACCTTTCTTGTCAGCTAACTCCATTATTTTTCTGTTAATAACGTTGTTAATGTTCCTATCGAACAGCTCATCTGACATCTTGTTGTAGTCTTTAACTAACCGAGGGAAGTAGTTAGCCTCAGCCTCAAACTGCCTACCACTCTTACGTAAGTCCTTACCTATACCTATAATAAGTTTTTTAACTTGAGGCAGTGATTGACCAATAGGGCTATCAGCACCAAAGATTTTAGTTACTTCATCAAACTTACTGTTAGATAGTAAGAACCCTACCTGCTTACGCTCTTCCTCACCTAAAGCTCTAAACGCTTGTACAAAAGGTTTAGCTGTTGTGTTGTAATCAATGTACCGTTGCTTACTATTCTGTTCATATTGCCTAACACGTCTAGCTAATGCAGGATGTATGTTAGCTATACGTGTGGACATAGCCCCAAGAACTTTATCAAGCTTACTGTCAGGACGTGTTGCTGCATTACGCACTAACTCAGATTCTATCTCAGCATCAGGACTGTTCTTATTGGCTTTACGTACAACAAGCTTCTTTCCTGTAAGTTTAGCAGCAGCACCTACTTCAGCTATCTCCTTACTCGTGTAGCCAGCATCCTCTAGTGCCTTTGAAACATCCTTACTACCTGAATCGTCAAGAATCTTTTGAGCTTTATCAACACGCTTCTTAGCACCTCGCTTCCTTACAACATCTACAACCTTACTACCACCATACTGCATTGCACCAGCAGTTAACCCACCTATAGCCATATCCCTAGCAACATCAAACTCATCTACTTCACCCTTATCAGCTAAGTCAGCAGCAGCAGAGGATGCACCAGCCACTAGGCTACCCACTCCTACAGCAGCCTTCACACCTCTACCAAAAGGTACAGCAGTTGTTGGGTCAGCTACAGCTTTTGCCACAGTGCCAGCTGTATAACTCCAGTGGTCTTCTGTAGGTTTAAAGTCTCCAAACTCGTACTCAATATCCCTAGC